ATGAACGCCATGACTATTTATGTAGCTAAGGATTTCACTCGAATGCCTTGCGTTAGAAATCGCGAGGATGGCAAGAACTCTGGCGAGGAGTTTAGAGACGAAATACTCCTACCCGCACTCCGTACTAATGACCAAGTCGTCGTCGATCTTGACGGAGTCTTATCGCTGGGGTCTTCATTTCTCGAGGAAGCATTTGGAGGACTCGTAAGAAAAGGGTATTTTACCGCCAAGGAACTCGGCGCTAAGTTAGTTCTTAAATTTCAACTGGCCAGTTATGTAGAAGAAACTTGGGGATATATTAAGATTGCTCGAAAGGAATCCTGATGGATTGGTCTGAAATCGCTCGTTGGGCTGTACCTTCGCTGATCGTTGTGCTCGGCTGGTCTGTGGTGTCACGGGGCAACGATCGAAGGGAGACGAGGAAAGAGGTGAGGCAATTTTTGGATAGAACTATCGCCTCGGTTGAAAACATTCGGAAGAATGTTATTGACTGTCTTACTAAAGAAGTCTGTGACGACTCCAAGAAACTTGAGCTGAGTATTGATCCGGAATTGCTTAGGCTTGAAGCTGCGCTAGAGATACTTAAGCTTAAGGTCAATGATCATAAGCTCGACGGAAAGACCTTACGAACGGCCGTTTATAATAATGGTCATTACAGGGTCTTGAAACGAGAAAAGATGGATATGGATCACCGGGTGCTACAGGAAATTAATGTCGCAGCCGCAGATCTATGCTCATCGCTAGAGCAGGCATATCGAGAAACCTACCAGAAATCAAAATTCTGGCAGGTTTAATTAGATCGCCCGATCGAGTGAAGACATGAGCGCCGAGCGTGCCTCCGCGTACAAGCCTTTGCATGCGTCGGGCTATAGAACACGCTACAGCCTGCATCCATCGAGGCGCTTTATCTCATTGTGGAGCAGGCCGTCGAAGAACGCGCCGACGAGCTTGCGGCACGGGCGTAATTTTGCGCAGATCGTATAGCATTAGTCACGCTACGCATCAGAGTGGTCTATCGTGACTGCTGCAGCTTTCAAGTGCCTGCCAGGATTTTGTCTATGGCGAAACCAGGATCCCTTAGCGCAGATGTCCTAGCATCCTCGACAAACTCGTCAACAACAGGAGACTCCCCAGGAAATATTTTATTCATTCTGAATACATAGCTTTTTTTTATGAGACTGAACCCTTTTGGAAGCACTCGAGAAACTTCAGGACTGAGCTGATAAACCACCGCAAACCCTGCCACCATGAATATATAAGAAATACAGCGCTCATCACTGATAAGTTTAAAAGTTGTCAAGAACGACTTCGAATCAGTACCGTCAAAGTACCATCGACAAATACCTATCTGAAAGAATTCATCCAGATCATGCCCTCTGTATTTTGCATGACCTTCTAGAATTGCTTTTCTTAAAACATTTGATAACTCATCAGGGAAGTTGACAACGCTGAACTCATCTAGCGATGACTCTGAAGCGCGCCATATTATCGACAACCAAAACAGATAGAATCTATTGAAATCTAAGTTTGTTATTGTAATCCTCTTATCACTAGGAACTTTATCCTTAGCCCCTTTGAGCTTATTTATTTGACTAGTTTCATAAGAAAGATTTATATGCCTTTCGCATTCCTCACAGAGCAGTTCTTCGCGCCAATTGACATTATCCATCCTCGGCATTGAACTATCATTGATGCCCATAGTTATCAATTGGGAGTGTTCACCTTTCGCAATCCTCAACAGCCCCTTAGGTATAATGTGCGACTTAAGGAGCGTCCTCGGCTGTAGGCAGAGACGGCAACATGCCGACTTCCCAGGCTGACTATTGCTATGCACCATGTGCCACTCCGAATGATTTCACGAAGGGTAAATGGTAGCTCATGTGGTAGAGGGGGAAGCAAAGCCGAGGGAGCCGGAAGAAATCGATTTAGATTTTACGTATCCCGATTTGGGCGACCTTCACCTTCGAATCAAGCGCGATGCCAGCGGCCAGATACAAGCCCATCCGCCAACTGATCACCGTCTCGGTTAAGTCGAAGCTGTAGCGCTGCGTTTCAAGCGCCCCCTTCCAGTTTGCCGGCAGTGTGAAAGGCTCCTGATACTTGTCCATCGAGCGGTAGTACACGAGCGACGAGGCTCCGCCTACTGGCTTCGTGACGATCAGCTCAGCTTCCCATCCCAGAATGCCCCGGGTCGTTCCCACGATCTCGGGTGCAGCCACCATCTCGATGACGTCACCGACGACCAGGTTGCTCAGGGTCAGGTTCGCCGCTGGCTGGACGTAGATGTATCCACCGGCTGCCGCCATCGTGCCGCTGAGTTCGATGCACTGCGCCTCGCCGAACGCTGCGGGCTCCTTGTACCAGCGCGTCGCGACACCGGCCAGGCCAGAACCCGCGGCCTTGTGACTGTCCGCCAGCACCGAACCTGCCACCGGGTTAACGGCCGCATTGATGACGCCAGTGGTACCGGCCAGCAACGGGTTGGCATTGAGACAGCCGAAGGGACGAATCGCCGAGTAGAGATCGGCGGCGTCCGTGGGCAGCGGCACGCCGAAGAACTCGAAATTGGCATTGATGATCGGCACACAGCGGGACTGGATAAAGTCGGCGCCGATCAGGTTCGGGTGCAGGTCGTCCACGGTCATGGCCTGGGTGAAGCCATCCCAGATGTTCACGACCGGCACGAACTGTTTGACGTAGGTCAGCACCCAATCCTTATAGGCGATTGCGTCCGCCAGTGCCTGGCCGGTGAGCGCTTTCGTGCCGAACCGCGGCGTGCCGGTGCCGACAATCAGGTACTTCCCGGGCGTGTTCTGGAACGCCATGATGGCCTTCATCACGTTGGCCTTGCTGTCGGCGAGCGTCATGCCCGGCGTGGTGCTGTCGTTGGTGCGCGACAGCAGCATCCACAAATCGGCCGTCGCTGACGTCAGGCAGGACGGCAGCCGTGGCATGAACTGCCCAGAGTGGTCGCCGACCTTCCCCTGATTGTCCAGGTAGCTCGGGAACAGGCCGGTCTTCGCCGCGATCGCCCCAGCGTAGCCGTAGGCTTCGGTGCCGAACGCCTTGGTGTCAATCGTGTGGCAGTTTGCACTGAAGCTATCGCCCAGCAGGCCCAGACCGCGACGGATGCGGCGCCGGGTCGGCTGCGCCTCGGCGAGGAGGCTCATGCGAACACCTCGAATGCAGCGCCAGCAGATGGCACGAATCTAACCGTGGCCGGGGGGATGTTGAGTTGATAAGCCCCATCGTTCCAGAGCGTGTCGGCCGTCACCCAGCTGTCGCCCATTTTGATCTGAATCGCGACCGAACCGCCGTTTGCTTTTACGCCCAGCGTCACACGCATTGCGCGATCGTAGGTCTCTTCTTTTGTCGTGGTCTGCATGTCTCGCTCCTCAAGCCACGTCGCGGAAGAAAACGTGGTTGCCCAGCTTCAGCGTTCGCTTCGCCTTGGCCGCCCAGTCCGGCGCCTTCGGCATCATGGTGGCGTAGTAGTGAGTCGCCCCACCGGTGGGGTCCGGCACCTTGCCGTCGATCACCTGGTCAGCAGCAATCCGGCACTGCGCCAGCTCGCGGAACGGGATCTGGCGCGCGCCACTCAGGAACTGATAGTTCGGGTCGTTGCGGTTCCAGCAGCTGAACTGGTACGGCTTCTGGCACACGCCGGCATAGCCTTCGCCCCACCACGATTTATCCTTGCCATCGTCCACTCGGTTGCGGATCGTCCAAGCCACGGCCGCCATGCCGGTCAGGCCCTCGCCGCGCGCTTCGCCCCACAGCGTGCGCGCAAGCACATCGCGATCTTTCTCGGTAACGGTCATCACTTTTCTCCAGACAAAAAAATACCCGCTCGATGGCGGGTTGCGATAAAGCAGAGAACTGCTTAGGCCGGAGGAGCTGGCCAGTCGACAGTTGTGGGGTATCCGGGCTGTAGCTGAATTTTTGCCAGCGCCGAACGGTATCTTTTCCAGGCGATCAGAAGCGCCTCGCCGTCATCGTCCGCATCACCGGTATCGTGATCGTCCTGAAGCGGCTGAATGGAATCGTCGGCAATCTTCTTGCGCCTGCCTTGCTCAGCGGTCACCTCGCCCATCAGAGCGATAACCCGCTGCGTTTCCTTCATCTCTTTAGTGATGAGCTTGGACCAGTCGATGTTGCTCATTCTGGGAATGCCTCTGGGTTTGCGGGCGCCGCAAGCGGTTGTGGAAATGCAACTGGGCCGTCCGGCACGCCGACCAGATCGACCGGGAATGCCTGGGCCGGGCTGTAATTAGCCGGGTTTGGAAACAGCAGCGTGACTACCAAATCACCGGAGATCATTTCCACGTCGCCCGCGAACCATTCTGAATCGATCGCAGAGCGCGGTAAGGTGGCACCATCAGAAATCGCGGAGAAATCGAAGTCTTCGCCGTTGATATTCAGGACTTGCCCGGTTTTGACGACTTCCAGCAAGTCGTCTCGGCGCTGGGGGGAAAGCTTGATAATCATTAGAACCACCTGCCTATAGCGATTACATGGACGTACGGGGTACCGACAGTCGCTGATGGGTGTGAGTTGCCGACGGCAATTGTCGTGCTGCTCCCGCTACCAGCGCTGTCCTGGGCAGCGTTTAGGAACCCCCCATTGCCACCTACAGACCCAGCGGCAGGAACGCAGATGGGCTGGGCGGTGAACGGCGACGGAAAGGACCATGCCGCTGCCGCCGCGGACCCCGGCGGCAACGACGGGTAGGCGATCCCGTGCCGGCAGATCATCGTGCCGTTAAGGTATTTCGTGAAGGTCCCGTTGCCGTTTGTGCCTTCTTCGACGATTGCACCGGTAGGAATCCCGCCGGATTGCGAGACAGTGCCGACCGCGTTTCCTTCGTGGTAAAGGGTGCGAGCAACCGCCCCCATTGAGAAGCCGCCAACTTTCAGTTTGTTGTCGGTATCCAGCCCGAAGTGAATTGCATATGACGCATCCCTGATAAAAGTGATGACTGAGGAGGCGCCGGCGTTTGCGCCGTTAGAGATCCTTAATGCTGTTCTCCCATCTTTCCCGGATGAACTTATGTTCGCGATTCCTGGCGGCTCGCCAGAAGAGAAAAACGTACCTGCGGAATTATTGTTCACTCCTAAGCCAGCTGCGCCGAGTGCCGCCAACGCACCGGCAGCCGTCGTCATTCCGGTGCCGCCCTTCGTCACCGGCAAGGTGTCGTAGTTGCCGGTGGTACCCAGAGCTGCGAGCTTCGTGCCGAACTGGTTCACAAGGGCTCGCAATGCGTCGGCCGAGTCCTTGACGTAACCCTGCATCGGCGCCAGCGCGTAGGTGCCTGCGTTGGTTGTGGCGCCGAGGTAGTTCGGGGAAATCGCCATCGCTGTATCGCTGGCAATGTTGGTCACTTCGTACCAGCGCCCGTCCGGGCCGAGAAACGCATCCCCTACCCGGCTGTTGGCGATGAACGAAGTATTGTTGCCGGTGACGGCATTCGAATTTTGGGCGACGGAAACCGTCCCGGCTTTGTACCAGGGCATAAAGAGTCCTTGAATATTGATGCGGCCTGTAAGCGGCCCCGGGGGATTAAACAGGCCGCATTGGGCGAGCTGCGAAAGTAGTTCTGCCGTTTTTGTCGGTGCCTATCTCGGTGCCGGCCAGTGCACCCATATAGCCATTCAAAGTGCCGCGAACACCCGCATGAAAACCGCAGGGCGTTTCGCGACTGGTGTTGCCGTTGTAGTTTTTCCCGCCGAGCAATGTCGAGGCCAAGAAGTAGTCCTCGTAGGAGCCCGTCCATGCTGTTTGATAACCGGTCCAGTTAATCCCCGATACAGACCCGGCCCTGCCATCCTGAGTCCAACCCTCATTTGAAGGAACACCAGTCATGATCAGCAGGTTGTCAGAGCCCACAAAGATTTGTTCAGTAGCGGCGTTCCTGAGCCGGAGATCGTATTTGTTTGGGACGGATTTGGACGTGAAGGTCGCGACAAGCCAACGACCGCTGCAATCTGAGCTATTGAAAGGGGACATCAGCATCAGTTTGAAGGCAAAGCCGGTCCAGTTGCCTGCCCCACCCGCGTGCAGCAGTGTGTGATACATGCCCTGATTTGTGGGATTGAGGAAAATGAGTGGCGGTTCGATTGTCGTTATCGGTGCGGCGTACGTAATCACCGCGGTTGATATGGTAATTGAGGCATCGGAGGGCTTTCCAATCCTATAGTTGCCAGACCCGACAACGGACAGCACTCGGTTTTCGCTGGTCACTTGAACCAGGTTAGATCCGTTCCGGGATCTAAACCCATAAGACATACGTCACCTTATTGGTAGGTCAGAATAAAGACATTCAGCAGTACTCCCGCACCGCGCCTCACGCGAAGCTGCCCGGTCGACCAAAACACCGACGGCAGGGTCTGCTCTTCGTTCGTCTGATTCGCAAGCGTTACGCACACAAACGAGGTCGAGGTAATTTCCGGCATCGATATGAAGCTGGTGAAGTCGCTTGTGACCGGGGGGACCGTGACCTGTTTAGTCACTATCGACCGAATCGTCATGACGGACGTGTCCAGAGTCACGCCCCCCTGGGCATTGCGTGTCCTTGCGCCGTAATAAGCCATCAGCCGATTTTCCCGAACGCAGCGCGCTCTGTCCCGGCGCCGTCGTAGGCGAACATGCCGTTGTTGTTCAGCAGCAGCGACCCATCCGAGGTCTGACCACGAAGGGTCAGCGTTCCAGCCGGCACATTGATCTCCAGCAATGGGAGGCCCTGGCTGTCGACCGCCGCGGACTTCAAGGTCATCCCGAGAATCAGCTCCTTGATGAAGGCCGTACTGATGATTGCGGTGTTGATGAACACTTGCCCTCCCTGCACCACGAACGGCGCAATCATCGTGCCGCTCGCCTCGTCCAGAATCGCGAACCGCTGAGCGAAAGCGAGAATCTGGGACTCCTGCTGCTGGCCCTCGACACCTATGGCGAGTCCCGCCATGACCGTTCGCCCGCCGACCGTGGTGGATGTTTTTATGGTCGTGAGCGACGAAACCTTGCCGCCAAGTGCCGAGACCGCCCTAGTGGCTGTTTCGGCGCTGGCTGTAGCGCCATTGGCTGTCGCATTAAGCGTTGTGATCTGCTGAGCAGTGGCCTGCCTGTCAGTGGCCATCGTCGTTTCGACAATGCTTATCTTCGACTCATTTCCGCCAACCCGTGCATCCAGCAGGGTGACCCGCTGTGTCTGCGCAAAGTCTTGCTCCGTGCGGACCTTGACCTCTTGCGCGTAACTGGCGGTGCTGTCCCATCCTTTGAGTGCATCGGCGAGCTCACCTTCACCGCTGTCCTCCCGATAGGAAGCTTGAAGGGCCTGAAGCTGAGATGCTGTAGAGGTGGTCTTGCCGTCAATCGTTGTGATGTCAGTGGTGTTCTTCGTGACCTGCGCGGCCAAACCGTTCGCGGCTCGGATCGACTGGCCGCTGTTAACCCAATACGTCGGGTTAGGCGGCCCGTTCGAGCCGTCGGCTTTGGCCGGCACGTCGATGATCGCGGTCCATAGGTTGTCGCCAACCCTGACCGTGTTATCGCGCACGTAGGGATCAGTCGGCACGTAAGCCAGTGCATCGGTGATCGCACCAATCTCGCTTTTAAGCTCAGCAATGCGTTCATTGACCGAGCCGTCCCCATCCCCGGATATCTTGCCGATCTCGGAAAACAGCTGCTCGGACAGGGCGGACGCCTGGATTTTCCCCAAGAAATACTTTTCGTATTCGGCCTGGTCCCTGCTGACCTGGCCATTGACGCCGTTAACGGCTGGATGCCATGGGCCGACATTCCCGCTTCGATCCACGAGGCGCGCCCAGAAGAACAGGCTGGTCCCAACGTTCAGGTTGTGCATCTCGTGCGTGGCTTGCGGATAGGCGAAATCCGACAGTTTCGTGGCCGTCGCCAGATTGTTCGTGCCGTTGCTCCATATCTCGGTCCGCTGGGTGTCTTCTGCACCAGGTGGGAAAGTCCACTGAAGATGAATGCCATAGACCAGCGCCGAGGCTGTCAGTGAAGTCACTGCCGGCGGCAACCCCTCCTTGCCGTTGAGCTGGGTCAGTATCGAGTTTCGCCATACCGACGAGATGTCATAGGCACTGACTGCCCGAACGCGCGCCAGGTACGAGCCGGAATAGATGCCGACGATATCGACGCTGTTTGCGCCGGTGCGCTGCACCTTGATCCAATTGCCGTTGTCCTTTCGCCACTCGACGTCATAGCCCACCGCGCCATTTACCGCGGGCCAGGCGATCGTCATGGTGGTGACAGCGAGGCCCTGCGCGATCGCAGTGGTCGAGGCCAATGTCACGCTCGCCGGCGCCGGAACGACAGTGAGCGGAATCACACTGATCGGCCGTTCCTCGAGGCGCGCGCCGGTGTCGATGTAGGCGAACTTCCCTGGCTCGTATTGCAGCGCCGAGATCTCGTAGTCCCCTTCAGTAGTCCGTTTGGTGCTCAAAACACGGAACAGCGGAATGGCCAGATCATCTGCATCGAGCGCCCACTGGAGCTCGGGGCCTGGGGTTTGGCTGTACGCGGTAGTGACTGTGATCGCACGACCATTCACAGACTGCACCGTGCGCGCCTGCGCTTGGCCGCTGGGCAGGTTGATGATCAACCTGTCGCCAGCCTTGGCCATGGTGTCCCGGTCGAGCGTCACCACGCGGCCGGCGGCGGCAGAGATACGGCCGCCGACTTCGCGCCCGGCCAGCAGCGAGTCGGCCACCGGAATGATGTAGCCCGGCAGTGGTATCGCGCCTTCCATGCCGGTCTTGAACGTGATGGTTCGGTCCTGGCTGTTACTCATCACCACCCATTTCCCGCGGCGCTGAGCCTCCGACGCCCGGGTGCAGCCGATCGCGCTGATCTCGGTGGGTCTGTCGTCGAAACGTCGCTGCAACGCCAAGTCCGAATAGGCAGTCACGTCGGTGTCGTAGTTGTTGGCCGGGTTGTCGTAGCTGACGATTGCGCGCGTGTAGCGCGTCTTTGCCGAGGCGCTGCCGTAGTTCATTTCCCCGCCAATCACGTTGGCCCGGGTGAACACGTAGTCGAAGTCCTGCGCGCGGGGCATGTCCGCCTGCATCACGAGCTGGCCCTGCGCCCAGTAAGTCATGCCCCGATAAATCGCCGAGATGTCGCGTAGCAGCGTCCATGCATCCGCCTTGCCCTGGAGGTTCATGTCGCAGAGGAAGCGTGGTTCCTGCCCGCTGATGCCGTCCGACACCAGTTGATCGCAATACTGGGCGATCCGGTACAGCTCCCACTTGTCGACCATGTACGGCTTGATGCGCTTGCCAAGTCCGAAGCGGTCAACCGTGCAGATGCCGTAGGTGACCCACGCAGGGTTGTTGGTCCATGCCTGCTTAAAAGTCCCGTCCCAGACGCCGGTATAGGAGCGCGCGACCGGGTCGTAGTTGCTTGGGACCTGCCACTTGCGGCCCTTGCACTTGATGGTCACAGCCGGAATGTTGCTGAACTGCTCCGCGTCGAATTCGACGTACAGAAGCGCGGTGTTCGGGTAGCGGAGCTTCTCGTCGATCACCTCAGTCAGACCGGCGACAAGCATCGTGTCGGCGATCTTGTTGGTGTTCTGGTTCGCTGTCAGGCGGCGCACGCGGATCTGCCAGCCAGAAGTCGCCGGCGGCAAATCGATACGGCGGGAGCGCTCATACCGGGTCGTGGTCTTTCCGTCCACAGCCTCGGACAGCACCTGTACGTAGGCGCCGCCGTCGGTGGCCAGGTCAACGGCATACTCGATGCGGTACCCGCCGACATTGCCCTCATCATCCTGCCGCTGCAGCGCTGGCCAAGCGAGCCGAATACGCACGGCAGAAAGCTGGACGTTGGTGATCGAGCGAATCCACGGGCTGTCGCTGCGCAGCTCGACGTTGATGGTGGTTTCGTTCTCGACTGACGGGATACCGGGGATGTAATCCTGTTCAACGGAGCCGGAGCGCCACTCCCACTTCACATTCGGGAAATTGACGTTGCCGCTGGCGTCGTTTATCGGCGTGTTATCCAGGAAAATGTCGGCGGCCGTGGGCACGCCTTCAAACTCGCCCTCGCCCACCGCGATCAGGATCTTGGCCAAGTTGGTGGAACGCAGGCTGTCGGTTGCCTCCGTCGGCGCCTTCGGGCTGCTACTGCCGCCTTTGGCGCCCCAGATATCCACTTGCTCAGCTGCGCCCATGCTTTCCTCCAGGCATAAAAAAACCGCCAATCGGCGGTCAGGTCTTCCAGTTCAAATTCAGGTTTTGTCTTCAGCGAGAATCGATGCAGAGATAATCGCGCCACCCCACCGGCGTTCGCCGATGCAGATCGCGACAGGGTTGCCGCTGGCAGTCGTGTTCTTGGCACTGCCAAACGCGTATGACGGCAAGTTGTCGGGTGACGCACTTTGGCTCAGGCTCTTTGCTTGAGGGCTCAACAGTTGAATGACACCTCCAGCGGTCATCGCTATGCCGCCACTAAGCAAGGCAGATGAAGCACCGAGGGCGAAGGGTGTACTGCCAGGCACAAAAAATGAGGCCACAACCATCACGATGCCGACAACAGTCTGCAGCACGCCGGCGCGCTTGCTCCCGGATATGACCGGGACAATTCGTAGGTGTCTGGTGCCACCAAGGTCAAACTGCGATTCACCGACGTTCTGCTTATTCCGGAAAATGGCAAACCGCATTCCCAGTCGGTGCAATCGATCGACCTCGTCTTTGAAGCCGGGCAGGGAAACCTGAAGTGCTTTGAATACCTCCCATGACTTCCCAGTGTCGAGCAGCCTCGAATGTATCTTGCCGAGCTTCCTACCTAATGCCCCCCACAGCTCAATGGTCGTCATCGCGTCGTAGTGAATGGCTGTACTTCCCATATAAGCTCCAGACAAAAAAGCCGCCCGGAGGCGGCATGAGAGGCGCAACGCTCATCAGATACAGGATCGAACAGCGTCTGAAACCGCGCCCCGTCCAAGTTGTTGCCAAGCAATTCGTTGGAAATGTTTAACAATAGAACCATTTTGCGTCCGAGAAACTTCAAGCACTTCGTCAGTTTGCCCTACACCGGGATTCGCCAATATCAAGCGATAGCCAGTTTCTGTTTCGCTCATTGACGCGCCAGCATTGAGATCCTGCCATTTAGGAAGGACACACAATGCGTATTGTTTTGGGCTTTTTTGAGTGGATGCTGTGAACACCGGATTGGTATTTCTAAGATCGGATGGAGTAGTACATCCGGCCAACAGAGCAACGGCGAGCGCTGCAACTAAATTTCGCATGATGGTCCCTCATTGATAAAGGACTGAGCGTATCACCGGGAGTCGCGATGGCGAAGTATCAGCCGAGTGCGGTCGTGCCACGGGCCGCCGAAGATGATGATCTCGGACGGCCTCCCGTACATGTGGTGGAGCAGGAACGGGCCGGCGCCGTGCACCGCCGTCGCTTCGTCCGGCAGGCTTGGATCTGCGCCGAGGTAAATGCCAGCGTGGTTCGGGTGTTTCGTGCGCCCGACTTCCATGACAATCATGTCTCCCCGTTGCGGCGTGCCCACCCGCTCAAAGCCCGCCGACTCATAGGCCTGCTCGTACAGGCTCGGGCCATCGGCGTGCTCCCACCAACCGTCCTCCCGTTTGAAGACATCGAACTCCAGCCCCCATTCGCTCTTGTACCAATCAGCGCAGATCTGCCAGCAATCCCAGGCACCGTGCACAAAGGGACGGCCCAGCAGCGGCGTATTGCCGGTGGGAACGATCGTTCGCAGATCACCTTCTGGCCAGCTGAGGATGTGCCAGGGCAATTCTGTCGCCTCGCACATCGCCAGATCGCGTGGCGAAGGCCTGCTCGTGGCGTCAGGGTGCGAGTGGACGATGCCGATCACTTCGCCCAGGTCCTCGGCGGCGGCGTAATCCGCCGGCGAGATCCGAAACTCTTCATTGGGATCAGCCGCGGTGTTCGTGCACGGTATGTACTGCTGCTTGCGCCCGATGCTAATCAGCAGCCCGCAACACTCGCGAGGGTAATCGGCGGCGGCGTGCGCCTGAACCGCCTTGACAATATGTTTCAGCATGGTTAGCTCCTGGCGATCAGGGACACGGCAGGGAAGCCGCCAAATGGCAAGGGGTTGCCCTCACCGAAGCGAGGCACACAACCACGTCCCAGAGTCGCGTCGCACTCGTCCTTTTCTGGATCGTCGGTGAGGTTTCCATCCTTGTCCCGGTATGGGCCGGTGTAATTGCAGTTGGGGCCGCGGTACCCACCGGTCAGGCACCAGTGGCACAGCGTCGTCATCTGCCGCCCAATTGATTCGCCACCCACATCGCCCGGGCTCGCCAACTCCCACGACACGCTCGACCCGTTCTCCGATGTCTTTTGGTCTAGAAACCAGACCTCGATCGTCTCCTGCGAGGGATCCGCGTCAGGATTGCCGCCGGCGAAGTTCTCGGCATCCAGATACGTGCCCAGGGTGTGCCGCATCGTCAGCTTGAAATCCAGCAGATCCTCGAAGGCTAGGCACAACGCCGTGATCCTGCCGTTGACGTTGCCCACCGAGAGCGTCGGGCGTACTGCCGTGCCATCGCCCGTGGCCTCGATGCCGTCGATCTGCATCGGCCAGGCGCCGTATTCCTCCCCCTGCCACCAGATCGCCTTAGCAGGCAGCTGATCGGCATCGGCGCCAGCAGCGATCAACTCGGCGGCTGTATATGGGATGGAGTGACCGTGAAACCGCAACACATCCGCGCCGAAATCAGACCCATCCAATTCAAACAGCAGCACTTCACTACCAGGCTCGAGCACCTGGATATCTTTGATCAGTGGCATGTTTGTCCTATGGCTTGAATGACTGGGTGAACGTGGTTGTTAGGGTGTAAATGCCCGCGCCCTTGGGGCTCACTGCCGGCGCGGTGGCGCGCCAGAAACTTAGCTCGCCGAGAGGGGGCGTCCAGAAAAACGATTTGAAATTGCCGTGACGATCCAGAAAGGCTTTGATTTCCAGCGCTGTGGCTTTACCGACCACAAAGGTCAGGGACCAACTGTCAACGCGGTTGTTGATGCCATCCCCAACCACCTGCTCATATCCATCACCAAATTTTGATGACCGAGTTCGATACTCCGGAGCGCTGGCGGCATCAATCCCCGGACACCAGGTGAACGTCTCAACGGCCATTTATGACTCTCCAAATTGCCCCGCCAGGCCGAAGCTCTTCGGCGATTGCTTGCTGCGCGCCCCGCTTGGCGGTGTCCGCGTAAGCCTGGCCGACGGCCTGCATGTCCTGCGCGGAATTTCCACCACTGGACTCGGGCACAGCGATCGTTTGCTGAATGAGCACCTGCGTGGAAGATGCAGGACTCCCCCCGCCGATCGCCTTGACGCCTAAAGACCCATCGGATGTACGCGAGAGAGGCAGAATCGCTTCCGGCCCAGCCTCGCCCATGAGTCCGACATTTCCTCCTGCCATCCCGAAAGTGGTCGGTGAAGAAACGAGTCCATTCGTGAACGCGCCGCCCTTGGCGAACATCTGAATTCCGTTTGCCCAAGCGCCGCCCTTTGCCTGAGTGCTCGCCCAGTTAGAGAAAGCCGATCCGGTGTAATCAGCTTGGGTAGCGCCTGCGGTCCCCCCACCGCCGGCAAACAATCCGCCGACGGCAGAGACGCCGGCTGACAGCAGGCCGCTGGCCGCCTGACGGGCAGCGATGCGAGCCATGTCCGCCAGCACCGACTTGGCAAAGTCGGCGAACGAGAGCTTGCCCGTCAGCGCGAAGTTTGTGACTGCATCCTCCATAGAGCTGAAGGCACTGGTGAACAATGTCTGCGTCTGTCCGGAAATGTCCTGCGCACTGTCCAGATAGTTCGCGAGGGCCGCGGTTGCCCCGTTGACCCAATCCGCCTGGGCCGCATCCAGCCCCTTGTAATAGTCCTGCTGGATAGCTAGGCGCTTGGCGAGGGCGTCTTTGAGTTGCCCAGTTTGCTTGGTGAATTGTTCCTGGGTGATGTCGCCTGTGTTCAATTGCTTCTGCAGATCAGCCATCTGCTGGTTGTAATCCTCCTGGATGGCCAGATCCTGCTTCAGGCGATCGCGCGCTTTGTCACCCATGCCAACGGCCGCGATCTCTTGATCAAAGCCGGATTTGGCGGTCTGGTTGGCGGCGTTCAGCGTGGCCGCATAAGCGGCTGCCTTCGCCTCGTCCTCGTTGGCCTGCTTGAGCTGTTTCTTTGCATCCAGCTCGGACGCAAGCCCAAGCAACCGCTTCTGCTGCTGAGCATTGATGCCGACCAGCTTTCCAGATTCGACCTCGAACTGCAGTTTCGAAACCTCAGTGGCATTTTTTCTTGCATCCACCGAGGTGTTAATCAGTTCGATCTGTCGTTGCAGATCTGTCTCTGAATCCGAAAACGACTCTTGGATCTTCTTTGCAGCGGCAGCAGCATCAGATGCAGTCTTCTTCGCGGCCGCCGCAGCTGCTGCGATAGCTGCCGGGTCGACGCCCGAACCTTTGCCCGGAGTAATGGATACATTCGTCTTCGCCAGCTCGGCTGCGGCCTTCTTGGCGTTGGCGACATAGTCTTTGAACCTGTCACCGGCCAATGGGGTTTCAAGCTCTTTTGTTATCTCTCCGGCTGCTTCCCGAGCAATACCAAAACTCAGGTCACCGGACGCCGCCATTTGAGCGGCGTTTTCCTTGAACTTCTTCGAAGTGTCTCCGAAGGAAAGCTGTGAGAGGGCCATCTGGCCGCTGGAGTCGAGCTTCTGCAGGTATCCAGTTGCGGTTGAAAACGTTCCAATCAGGGTGTTCGAAATGATCTTGAAGACTCGAGCAACGCCGTCCCCTGCATTCACGACAAATGCAGTCGTTTCCACAAGCTTGTCGCCTAAGCCACCCACTACCCCTTTGAGCCCGCCGGCATCCTTCGCCGATGTGTTCAGATCCTTGGTGAACTGAGCCAGCACCGGGAGAAACTCGGCGGCAAGCATGGTCTTGGCGGAGGTCAGGTACTGCTCGAGTCCTTGAATTTCTATCCCGAACTGTTTGGCGGCCGCGATGGTTCCTTCGTCCATGACAACGCCCGCAGCTTCGGCTGCAGCGCCCAGCTCATCGAATGCCTTGCCTCCATTGCGCAGCAGTGGCACAAGTGCGGTGGAGTCGCTGGCAATGGCCTCCATGTAGAAGGTCATCTCCTGCTGGTTGACATTGGCCTTCTCGAGGCTTGTCACGTACAGCGCCAGCGCGTCCTTGCTGTTGAGCTTCTTGAAGCTATCGGCTGTCAGGCCAACCTTAGGCGCAATGTTGGTGAAAAAATCCTTGAGAGCTCCACCGCCCGTATTCGCGAAGTCCCCGAGCTTGTCGTTCGTGTCTTTGAAAATGTCGGCCAGCTTGTCCTGTTCGACGCCCACGCTCTGCGCGCCGGCGGCGTACTTCTGAAACTCAGTCGTGCCCAGCCCCGCCAGCGCGGCCTGGTTAGATATCTCCTTCGCCACGCTTGCAGAGTGAACAACGAGTGCAGTAAGCACCGCCGGGATTGAGCCCACAGCCGCGCCTACACCCTTTGCAAGGCTGTCGAACGACTTGGAAATTTCAGCCGTTCGCTTCTTCGCGTCCTGGCTCGCCTTGTCGAGCGGCCCGGTAAATGCCCCGATCTTTGCAATCAGATCCAGCGTGAGCGTGCCCAGTGAGTTACCGGCCATTCATCTTCTCCGAGAAATTCACACCCATGCCTCCATCGCTTCCTCAAGGCTGACCTCTCGTGCCCGCTCGTGCGGCAAGAAGTCAGCGAGCTTAAAGCCGCCGTCCTTGGATATCCGGTTCGCGTAGATGGTGGTCAGTAACGCCACGCTGCGCTCGACCCTGGCCCCCACGTTCAAAGAGCCACGTTCCCGCCGGTACTTTGCCCAGCGGTTGTATTCACGAAGGCTTAAGCGCTCTTGGGCTTCCGCGATCGTGCAACCGAACGTGACCGCGAGTTCGTGCCAGAGCTCTTCTCCGTCGGTAAGGGCGTCGTCTTTCCCAGGTTGTTCACCTCGAAAATAGCGGCGAGCAGCGCTACGGTGAGACGGCCGTCGAGGGCTCCCCGCTCGGGGTCAGCCGTCCCGGTGATATCCCCAACGGTGAAAACAGCATTGCCGTTCTCGTCGCAGACACTGGCGGCGATGCGGCCGGCCAGGCTGTCGTGCTTGCCGTTCAGCGCTGTCACATCGCTGACCGCCGCTTGATAGCCCAACGGGCGGATAAACACCGTCGCGATGAACTCGTCATCGCCCTGCGACCACTTGATTTCCTTTTCCACCGGCCGGCCCGTGAAGGCGCCGACCGATTTAAGGCTTTCCAGAGTGAGTTTCATGCTGTGGCCTTATGTGGTCTTGCGGATCCAGGCGGAACCGCCGGAACGCTGGATGGTTGCCGCGGTACTTACGACGGCATTCGCCGCGAAGTCGAATGGAAAGTCTGAGACGTAGCCGCGGAACGTGAACCAGGTGCGGGTTTCAGGGAGATCGAACCCATCACCCGAAACTGTCGGGGCTTCGGTTCCGTCAGACCAGCCCACCGCCCAATCAATGGTGGTGTCGCCGTTGGCTTCGGAGAGCTGGTGCAAACGGATGTGGCTAGGGTTGTTCGGGTCAGCGTTTACCGTCAGCGAAGCCTGCCCTGGTGTGCGCAGTCCTTTCTTGTAACTGCGCTCCTGGTCTTCCAGGCACGTGTCTTCAATCTGGTCAGCCGGAGCCCCGCCCGGGCTGAAGGCAGTGGCGCATTCGATGGCGAGCACGGTCTTTGGACCGGTACCGGACAACGGCGGCACCAGCGCGTAAATCTGGGTTCCTTGGGACAGAATCGACATGGTGATCTCCAAATGTCGGGCACAAAAAAACCCGCTCAGGGCGGGTCGGTTTCGGGTTATCCGTTATCGCTGGACGATCCAGTCGACGTCGAAGCTGTAGCGGTAGAGCATGCTCTCGGTGTCGCGGGTCTCGCCGTTGTAACTCGTGACGCGGGCGGCAAGCTCGATGGCGTACTCGATGGCCTGTCCAGCCGCTCGAGCGCCTGCGGCCGTCGTGGCGTAGACGTCAACCTGCAGGCCGTATGCCTCAACATCAGGTCGACCGGCCAAGTAGTTGTCAGGGCTGCCGTTAATCACCTGCCAAACGCAGTAAGTGCCAGCGGGCTTTTCTGGCGCCATGCCGAACAGGAAAAACCGTACAGGGCTTTCCCCGATCAGTGCCCTTACCGCCGGATCGGCAGTGGCCACCTGGAAAATGGGTGGGTATTTCATTTGCCCGCCTTTGCCGCGCGCCGGATCGCCCGGTCTATGGCCTTCTCGTATTCAGTGATGAACGTATCTGTGGCCAGACTGATGTTGTCCGCCAGCGCCTTACGCATGAAGGGATTAGCCGCCATCTTGGCGGTGCCGAACTCGAAGAACCGCCAGTGCGGCGTTGGTCCCGCCGCGCCCTCATCGGGATTGCCCTTTTTGGCGATTTTGGCACCATGAAGAACGCCGACGCGGAACCCTAGATCGCCCGATGCCTTGAACAGTCGGCCATTCCAGCGCAACGCGATGTTCTTTGCGATCGAGCGTCCTGTCGATGCATCGTCGAGCTTCTGTGCGCCCTCCTTGGCTTTGTCGGCCACTACCTGCGCAGCCTTGCGCAGCGCGGCTCGACCGCCTTTGCGCTTGACGTCGTACGACACAGCCTCCAGCTTGGCGACGAGTGAACCAATGCCGGTCAGGCTGAACTGCACCGTGTCAGCCATCAGTCACGCCCTCGCTGCATGCCAAGGTCAGATAATCAAGGCCGCTGTCGGCATCCGCCAGCACACCCTGAATGTCATAGATCTTTAGCCGGTACAGGATGCGCATGGCTGGTTCAACGCCAGCGCGGTACCGAATGATGATCCTGACGGCCACTCGGTTTTGCGGCGCGGCGGCAGCGACAAATTGCGTGACCGACACCGGCTCGACTGCCGCCGGTACCTTGGCCCAGGCATCGACCCAGCTGGTGACCATTTCCCCAGTGACCGGGTCCTGATCGTAATGCGGCCGCTGGATGGTAATGCGGTGCCGCAACCGCCCGGCGCGCATCAAACACCCATCCCGATGCGGTAAGGCATCAGCAGGGACTTCGAAGCAAGCGGCAGCTCGGCGACCGTCGATCCAGCGACTACCTCCTCGCGGTTCGCATACAGGTGGCCCAGCTTCAGCAAGCACGCAGCCCTGATGGCCGGATTCATAACGATCCCGTAGGCGTCCATGTCGATGTCTTCCACGGCTTCGATGTATGCACGCCAAGCCTGATCCAGCAGCCGACACCGATCCTCATCATGCTGAATAAGATCGGCGCCAGCCTTCGCCGCGTCGTATGACAATCTGCAAGCGCTCAGGCGCGCTGCTACGTTGGCTTTGGTCACGTCCAAGGTGGCCTGATCGAGGAAAAAGCGGCGCTGCATGAACTGCTTCGCCGCTTCCTCCGCCGCATCAAGCTGGGCCTGAATAAGCACCTGGTCATCTGGCTCTGCCAGGAGGTGATGCATCGCCAGCTCGATGTCGATCACGCTCATGTCAGTCGGCCTTTTTGTTGGGGTCCGGCTTTGGCTTTCCGCCCGACTTGTTCTCGGGCTTGGGCCCCTGCTTGTTCTGCGGATCGGGGGAGTTCTTCACGTCGTAATCCTCGATCAGGCCGCTCAGCAGCAGGTCGCGCGCCACGATCTCGTCGACGGTGATCTTCGAGCCTCGCCGCGCATATTTTTCTTCTGTATTCAGCCCATCAGTGTTGAAACCTTTGATGGCCGTTACGGTGATATCTGGCATCAGTGGTCACGCCCGGTTGCCCGGGCGCGCTCCTGTGAAGGCGATTTGGCTTACGCCGCGTCGAAGTCGCCGTGGACAAAGGATTCTGGACGGTAAACCGCCAGTGCCAGGCGCTCTTCGGCGCGGATGGTGACCATGTTGGTGCGGAAGTTGTCGCCGTCTTCGGTGGACACTTCGACAGCAGCTTCTTCACGATCGAAGACCTGGGCCGCGATGTTCATCGCGCCCACCAGGAACTCGCCTTCAGGAACGGCGTTGCTGTCCACCACCGGCAGTTTCCAGAGACGCTGGGCACCACCTTCCTGGACGTTGACCCAGATGTAGGAGCCGTTCGCATCCTTGGTCAGCTCGATGTCTGCCCAATCGACCGGGTTCAGCGCGATCGCGGATGCGCGGTATTCAGCAACGCGCACCTGCAGGATGGCGCGGCGCAGGGTGTCGATCTTCGTGTCGCCGGTCTTGCGCAGCGCGTTGTTGAACGCCGTGGCCTGCGGAATGAGGCCCAGAAGGTTGCCAGCAACACCGTTACCGGCAATCAGCTGGTCCTCTTCCTTGTACTTCAGGCCATAGATCGCACGGCCGTTGATGTAGCTTTGCAGCAGAGGGATATCCGACAGCACCTGCTTAGAAGCTCGGAACCAGTGTGCGATGGTCACGACGTTGGTGGTCTTCAGGGCGAACGACAGATCGGACTGCGCTTTCATGTCCCCTTCTTTCGCCTGAATCCCGGCCATGTTCTGGAAGCCGGTCTCCTGAACGAACTCGACAGAAGTCGAAGCGGTGCGCCCCGGCATGATCAGGTCGCGGATAACGAACTGACGTTCAGGCTCGGCGAAGACGCCAGGGACGCGGGCCGGCTGGATGCCAACGCCAACGCCGCCGGTGCCGGTGGTGGCACTGGTGATGTTGGTGACAGCCTTGCGACCAACGCGCGCGATACCGCGGCCACGGGTTTGGAGCGCCTTGAAGTCTTCCGAGTCCGACAACTCCTCGCCGGCGGACTTCAGATCAATCGGGTCGTTGGCAGAGAAGCGGCGGGCCAGCTTCTGTTCAACTTCCTGGAGGCGGTCTTGCAGGCCCAGGCCATCTTTGACCAAACCGTCCAGTACCGTTTTGGTATCGGTCAGGATGGTGCCGTGCTCTTTGATTTCTTGGCTGGCCTTCTCGGCGAAAGCCTTAATTTCCTTGTCGCGCTGATCCAGCAGATCGCTGACTGCTTTCAGCTGGACTTTGTCGTCAGCGTGTTCTTTACGCTCCATTTGACGACTTTCGGCGCGAGCCAGGTTGCTCATGGCGTTATGCATGGTGAATCCTCAAAACGATGGGAGAGACAGTGCCGGGCGCGACTTCAGCGCCTCGACGAGTTCAAGTTCAGCCAGATCGCCCGCGGACTCGCTCCGGAGCAGGTGCTGCAATCCACGGTTGGCAATCACCGCAGATTGAGTCTTCGAGAAGCCTGCCTCACGCAGGAGCAGCTCAAATTCGGGTAGTGAAGGCAAACCTCCGTGGGCCAGCTTTGACTTGATGGTGTCGGTGCGCGCCTCGTCGTTGGCCGGTACCGTCACAATGGAAATCTCGATCAGGTCCAGCTTGGTCAGGGTGCGAATACCGGTCTTTTCATCGCGAGTGGATGCGCGGACGTAGTAACCGATGGACAGGCCAGTGATGGATCGGGTCTTCATGCCTCGCTGTGCAATCCGCGCGTATGGCGCATCGCTGAGCCAGAGTTCGCCCGAACCAAAGAGACCGCGATCGTCTTCTTTCAGGCTTTCGATATCCCAGCTGCCGATAGGCTCGCCCGTTCTGTGCTGCCAGAGCACAGGAAAGGTCCGGCCTTTTGACTTGGCGTCTGCGATCGACTCGAGGAAGGCGCCCGGGGCAACCACCTCGTTGTAACTGTCCACGACTCCGAACACGGAACCGTAGCCAGAAAAAAGGCCGTCTTCGCCGACAGCCTTCACGTCATAGTCGAATGAGCGGTACTTGACCGCCTGCACCTGGTCTTTTCGTTTCATTCAGAATTACCTTTTGGCTTGTCGTTGAGCCAGTCGAGCAGGGCCGAGCGCGCCTGCTGGGCGTCGCCAGCGTCGCCGCCAAGCTGATCGATCGGGAGCATGTTGGATTGCACGGTGAGTACTCCCGCGTTGCCACCCATTGGCGGCATGTTCTCTTTCAGACGGCAGTCGTCCCGGGTGTAGATCCCGTTCTGGGTCATCGAGCTGTAGAACTGGGCACGCGCCGCACTATCTGCGCGAAGTAGCCCTTCGGGGTTGAATTTGGCGTAGAAGGTCCGGCGCTCCTCGGGACGCAGAAGGCGGCGATTGATGCTTTGCTCTATGCGCTTCATCCAGGGCAGCAGGGTGAACGTCAGGAAGCCGATCATCTGCTGCTCCATGCCGGTGCCCCAACTGGTGCTGTTGGAGGTGTGTCCGACCATCCATGGGGGAACGCGGAACCAGCGGCAGATCTCCTCGACGTTGAACGCACGGGTCTGCAGCATCTGCGCATCCTCCGGGGTCATCGCGATCTGCTGGTACTTCATTCCAGCTTCCAGGACCATCGTCTTCCCGGTGTTGGCCGCGCCGGCGAACTGCGCCGCCATGTCACCGCGAATGTCCTCGCGCTGATCCTTTTTGAGGATCTGGTCAGTCGACAGGACGCCGCCCAGCTTCATGCCGTTGGCGAACATCTTGCTGGCAGACTCATCTGCAGCCATTGCCGCGCCAAACACATTGCGACCCATTGAAAGCGGACTGAGTCCGCACATCGGGTCAGTACCGAAGCCGCGGATATGCATCATCTCCTCGTCCGTCAGCACCACTATCTTGCCGTTGTGGTCGGAGTAGCGATATTCGATGGTGCCGTCGTTCAGCCGCCGAGGCGGGGACATGTTCTGTGGCAACAGGAAATCAAGGCTGATCACCTGGCGCCCGCTCAGATGCGGCTGATTGAACCCATTGCCGTGCAAGAGCAGGCTGGCCACCACGCACTCCCAGAACTCGACCGGAGTCTGGTCCGCGTTTGGTTGAACGCTGATGACCCGGTGTACCGGATGCGACGTGGCGACGACTGGTGCCCCGTCGCGGGTTTCGTACAGCGCGATAGGCAACGTCGCCAGAGTTTCCGCGATTAAGCGCACGCATGCCCACACCGTGGAGAGTTGAAGGGCCGTCTGCTGGCTGACTGTCTTGCCAGACGACGAGTCCGTCCCATAAAAGCTGTTCCAGAAGCTCCCATCACTGAGCCCGATCCGGCGTCCCACCCAGCCTGCGAGGGATGACTTGATACCGCTGGGCTCTGCGGATTTGATGAGCGCCTGCCGTAGCACTGACGTTAATGGCTTACTCAAGGATCAGCCCCTTGCGGATAAAGCCAGCCGCTACAAGACATGCCGCGCCGCCAGCAATCAGCGACCAGCCGAGGCCGGCCAGCAAGAACACGCCGGCCACCAGCAGGCAAAGCGCGGCCACGGCCACCACGATGAAAAGTGTCAGGCCTTTGTCCATGAGTTGTTATCCAACGATGATTGGGTTTGAGAAGAAATCGCCGATATCGCCGGCGCCGTCATTGACCAGGATGAGTACTCGCCCGATCGACATGATCAGTGCCACCGCGCCATCGATCTTGTTGTCATCGCCCTGCTTGATCGGGCGGACCACGTCATCATTACCGGGCATGTTCTTGCCAATAACGTTGGCGATACACCAGGTCATGATCGGGTTGCCGTCATGATGGAACCTTCCAGCGGCCACAGCGGCCTCCAGCTCCTTCATCGGGTCTGACATGTTGGTGTAGTTCTGCGTAATCGTTACCGGGTTGAAGCCTTCGTCGTCGAGGTCATGAGTCAGCCCAGTCGCGCCATGGGGATCGATGGGCGATTCGCGCAACGGCGCCTGATGATTGGCCTCCTTGGTGTCCTCGAGTATTTCGCGGTAATCGATCTCTGCGCCGTCGGTTACTTCCAGATGCCCCGATATGATCCAAGCCTGGAAGCGTTCGGACATGCGCTTGTTATCGGTGTTGTACGCAGTGTCGTAAGGGACCCAGAATTTGGGACCGACGCTGTAGTAATGGGTCTTTCCGTCGATGATCCGCCAGAACAGGCGCGCTCTTGAGTTCATATCAAGCTTGCGGGCCAGGTCGAACCCGGCAATCCACTCCTGCCCCTCGAACTGCTCGAGAGTCAGCGTGGTGTCCTCGCAGGCTTTCCAGCTCTCCATGTTGAAGAAGCCGGACTTGGCGCTTACCCACAGGTTGAGGTGCTTGGTTTTGAACGTGTTGGCAAAGCGTGCGGACCGAATGGCCCTCGCCTGCTGGCTTTCCAGGTATTCCTGAAACACCGAAACCCCGTGATTTGGGTTGGCCTTTGCCAGCATCTTCGGGTCGGTCCAGTCGTCACCCTCGTCCAGCGTCCAGATCCAGCCGAAAAGCTCTTCATCAGGCACGGTGCCTTCGAGCATCTCGATCACCTGGCGGCGCTTGTCGTAGCAAGGACCTTCGATATCGGCGCCGGCGGTGGTGATGATGAACATCAGCGGCTGACGCCTTGCGCCCATCCCCGTCAGCATCGTGTCGTACTGGGCCGATGTCCGGTGCTCGTGGTATTCGTCCACGATCGCGCAGCTCGGTGACGCACCGTCGCCTGGATCGCCGATCAGAGGCTCGAAACGGCTGAAGTCAGACGGGATGTTCATGTTCGAGGCATTGACCTCTATCCCTGCCGCCTGGATCAGCATTGGCGACTTGGTGACCATCAGCTTTGCCGGCCGGAAAACTTCCCACGCTTGTTTCTCTGTGGTCGCGCCGGCGTACACCTCGGCACCGAACTCCCCATCAGCGACGAACATGCTGATTCCGACGCCGCCGGCGACCACGGATTTGCCGTTCTTGCGTGGCACTTCCCAGTAACTCTCACGAAACCGGCGGTAGCCACCCTTCTTTTTGACCCAGCCGAAAGTGACCGCCAGCCCGAACAACTGCCACGGCTCCAGACTGATCAGCTGGCGCTTGAAAGCCCACTCGCCCTTTGTGTGCGGTAGGAGCTGCATCAGTTTGAGTTTCTTCTCGGCCTTGACCGGGTCGAACTTGAAACGGAAGCCGCGCTTGCGGCTGGCAGCCACGTCGTCGAAGTGGCGCTGCACGGCCTGATGAATGTAACGACACGCCGGCACCTTTCCCCGGAGCAATGAACGACCCCACGCCGTCGCCTTGTCGACGTTCGGGTGGGTGGATTTGGTCATCAGCTACTCAGTAATTTGGCGAACTCGTTGGTTTCCTTTTCTTTGTTGCCGCCGATCAAGCGCGTGCGGCTCGCGGGGTCCAGGCCAAGCATCGACCCGAACGTCACCATCTGGCGCATCGTTTCGTTAGCCGCGGTCAGGGCAGGATTCTTCATCGGGCCACCGGTGGCCCCGGTCACCACAATGCCGAACTCCTTGATCGACTCCTGGGCCAGGCGCCAGTTGTCATAGGCGCTGCAGAAGGCTTCGACGTTATGCAGATCAGTGATCGCGACGACGTTCTCGCGGAGCAGCTCTGGAACAATCATGTTCCACATGGTTGAGGCGCGATCGCTCAACCATTCAGGCGGGTCGATCTGGGTGATTTTGGAAAACTGAGGCTCTGCATGATTTAGCTTGCGCTTGCCTGGATTACCTGCGAGAGCCTTCTGGGCCGTGGGTTTGGGAGTACGGCCCGACCTCCCCTTCACCCCGGCCATGGGCCCACTCCTGAACTTTATATTTCGCGGGTGTAAAAAAACGACTGAGGGCGCGGTCTAGAAGCCGAAGGCCCCAGACTTTTGACCCTCCCCACCCCTGGAAATGGGAATATTTCTCATTTTCACAAATTTCGATGAAATTTCACGAGAATCGCTCTCATTCACGTGCCATCGGCGCGAGACGCCTTCGCGTTGCCCCAGCCGCCGTCCTCTGCCGCCGTCTTGCGGCTGTGGCATGAGTGACACAGGCCTTGCCAGTTAGAGCGAACCCAGAACGCCTCTTTGTCGCCGCCGTGCGGCACGATGTGGTCGAGATCGGTAGCTTCCACCACCAATCCCCGTCGCTCGCACTCAGCGCACAGTGGGTGCTTAGCCAGGTATGACTTGCGGGCCTGCTGCCACTTGTAGCTGTAACCTCGCTGGCTGCTGGTCTCTCGCTGCTTCTCACGCTGCTTGACTTCGAACCGCTTGCCCACGTCTTTGTGCGCATCACAGTACCGAGGGTTCCGGGTCAGCACGTTGCAGCCCTGGGCATTGCAGGGTCGCTGCGATCTCAGCGGCATGGTGTGCCGTCCATGTACCTGAGTGGTTGAGCATCAGGATCTTCAGGCTCATTCTCGGCCATCGCCTGGATCAGCAGGTCGAGGCGATGCGCTATCGTCTGCATCGCGGTTGCCTGCGCTTCCTGTGCTGCCGTTACTCTTTCCAGTAAGGAGATCAGCTGCTCGCTCATATGCCACCTTCGACCACTTGTTGATCCATGCGCGCCGTGCGGCGCAACCAGAGCAGGCCATCAATCACCGTCCGTTCACTTGCTTTGACTGCGAAGAATCTGCGCATCGACCTGGTCGGCGCACGTGTCGAGCAGCTTGATGGCCTGATCCTTCAGTTCCCACACGTCGCCGTTATCACGCAGATCGGTATCGTCTGCATTCACCCGCTCGCATGGGATCAGCTCAGGGGCTTCCAGCCTTATGGCTGTTGTCTTTGTTACCACTTGCGGCTTTGCCGCGCAGGCCGTCAGGCAAAGGCTGAGCAGCCCAATCACGAACAGGTTTGCTGTTGCGCTTGAGATCATCGAAATCCTTCTTGGCCTTTTTGGCCTTGTCTTCGCTGGCTTTGATCCGCTTGCTCAGGTCGGAGGTGTACGCGGCGTTGCGCTCTGCTTCGGCGCGCAGCGTGGTGATCGTCAGCTGGCTTTCCTTGTTGGCATCGACGGCCTCCTGCTTGGCTTTGGCCTCGACAGTGACCGCGCCTTGAAGCGTGACCACGCGGATCTGCTGGATTGCAATCAGCAGGCCCATGACGATGACAATTACGATGCCGACCGCGATGGCTCGCAACGTGGAGCCAACCTTGGCTACTGCGACGACAGGTTCGAGGCTCATAGTGAGTCCGCCTTGCGTCCGAGGAACCGGATGATCAGTTCGCGTATGGCGGTTACGCCGATAAAGCCGATCGTGCCGCCGGCGGCTACCGACAGGCTCGACGGCCAAGCCATCCATTCGATGACGCTGCTTGCTGACAGGCTCAAGGCACCACAGATCAGCGCCTCGAGCACGACGCGCCATTTGTTGGCTTCTTTGCCTTCATAGAGCACGCGCAATAGAGAAATGGTTGCGGCCATGATCGCTCCTTGCCAGAGCGGATTCGACAGGACGAGCCAGACCTGCGCCCAGAAGTCAGGTGATTTTTCAGGCATGTTCGTCGTAGTCCGACATCCACCCTTTCGGGATCGGAAATGAGTCAGCCCCGCAGCACTCCCAGCTTAGAGCGATGGGTGTGGCGGGACTGAAAACGAAAAAGCCCCGGTAGATGCCGAGGCTCGAAATAGTTGCGTGTCTTCCCACGCTGCCTGCCAAAGCCGCCCCGGCGCAATCGAGGTAATGGGGCTCAGAGGCTGCCGGTGTTATTTCCGTACGCCGCACTGCCGGCTATCGACGTCCAGGCCACTCCCGAAGGAACCACCCTGGCTATGGCGTCCTACATACAAAAAACCCCGCACTTGGCGGGGTATCACTACAGAATGGTTATTAAAGCCTGCGGGCGTTCTCAATAGTCGCACCCGTTAAAGAAATTAAGCGGTCAAACAACTTGGTGAAAGCCGGCCCGCAGAATGACTCATCTTGCCAGCCAGGGATTATCACCCAGTATCCCTGAACGTCTTTTTTAATCATCAGATCGTAGACGAATTCGGGTTTTGGCTCAGCGTCAGCCGCGTGTGGAAAACTCAAACACAGGGCGAACGCAATCGATGAATCCTGCTTCGGCAAGCTGTTGGTTGCCCAATTTTTGAACGCTCCATCCTCGGCCGACACACCGATCGCAACTATCGGTCTCGTAACGCCTGCAACGTTTATCACGTCATTGCCTACGTCTAGATAATTACTAAAATCGGACCTGATACTGTCAATCATGCGTCGAAGATCGCGCCAGTACTCATCATTCGATTCTTTAACTTCGTTGTAGACTCGATGCAGATCTTCATATCTCGACATGCGTGCTTCCTTTCGATTGCTGAGAAGGCAACACATTGACACAGCTCCACCAGCTTTTCGAGGCCCACCCTGGAAACAAAAAAGCCCAGCGCAGGGGCCGGGCTTTCGAGTTCGTGTCGCGCTGAATCAGCTGAACACCGTGCCATGAAAACAGGTGTTTATCCGCGAGGAAAGAAATTTCTACGCCGCCTCGCGAACCTGCTCAATGGCGCAGTCAATCCACGCCACACCGGCCTTGATGATCTCCCGAGCTTTTGCCTCTCCCATCTTGGTTTCCCTCCCGATACGAAGTGCGGGCCACTTCATTCCGAAGTACATCCAGACGAAGCCGCCCATTTGTGCATCGCGTTTAGTCAGCCTGGCAACAGCGCTATCGACAACCAATGCCACGTCGTCGGTGATCACGAACTCTGCGACACGGCCCTCGCCTGCAGTGTTGTCACGAATAAGCGCATACAGCGGCGACACATAGCGCGGAACGCCCATCCCGGACATCCGCCACCACCCCCACTGCTCCAATAGGTACTCGGTGTCGCCCAGCGGCTTGCCCAGATACGTTCGTTTTTTCATGCTGCCTTCCTCGGATCTGGTTCATTCAGGCCGAATAGCTCACGCAGGAGCTGATCGGCGACTTTGCTCTTTGCATGCCCTTCGGTGATCCACCGCCCGGCGTACGCCTGAAAGTTGAGACTCCCCCGGTGGTTGCCCCAGTCAGCAACTAGGTCCATCAGCGCTGCGGCGCCGATCCGGCCGTTGGATTTGTCGAGCAACAGGCGGTTGCCTTGCTTCAGGAAATCCCGCTCGCCGGAGGTCAGGATCTTGCGTGGTAATGCTGCAGTTACTTCACTCATTGCCGTCTCCTGGCTGGGCTTGGGCGGTGCCTTTTCCAATATGGCTCCTCCCTTGGGATGGATGCTGGTTTGCGCTGAAAGCCCCGGACTCAAAGGGCTGCACGCGTGTGCATACCGCTGGCTGTCCCGCATATGTCCCACCGTGAAGCAGGGCAAATCCTTGGCCGTCGAGGTGCTGATGCCATGCCTCCAGCGCCTTGCGTTTCATGCCCTCGGCGGTGGTGTGGATGTAGGTCGCATCCAGATCCTTCATGGCGTGGTTGAGCAGCATCTCGCCGACCATGTAGTCGACGCCCAGATCTGCCCAGGCCGTGCGCGCCACCTTGCGCAGGTCGTGACTCGACCATTCACCCTTGCTCACGCTGGTGAACACAGTGCAGGCCTTGCTCGCACTCAACGCCGATCCGTTGCTGCCGGGAAACAGGAACGGCCCGCTGTAGCCCATTGCAAGCTGTCGGGCGCGGTATCGCTGTAGGAGTGCGCAGGCTTGTTCGGTAAGCGGCAGCGTGTGTTCGGCCTTGGTCTTCGTGTCGCCGGCGGGGATGAACCACTGGCGGGTCACGAGGTTGAGGTTCTTCCAGCGGGCCAGCCGGGTTTCGCCGAGCCGCGTGCCGTGGCAGAGCATCATCAGCGGCAACATGGGCTGCACCGGCACGGCGTCGAATTGCTTAGCGAACGTCTGTAGGAGCGGAGGCAGATCATCACCACGCAGGCGCGCTGCCTTGGGCCTGATGCGCGTCCGGACGAAGTCGGTGAACTTCAGGTCTGCCATCGGACTGATGTCGATCAACTTCAGCCGGGCGGCTTGCCGAAACGCCGCCGCCAGCACGCCGTAAACCGAGCGTACGAACGACAACGCGTATTTCTCCTGCAGGGGCCACATCAGCAGGCGATCGAGCGAAGACCGATTGAGGCTGGCCAGCTCCAGTTCGTGCAGACGCGGCACCAAATGACAGCGCAGCGCCGACTGCGCGCTGGCCTTGCGCTTGGCGGACAAACCACGATCGCGCGTCATCCGGTCGGTGTACCAGGTCAGCACATCACCGACGGTGCGCCAACTGGTGGTGGTGGATGCCGCCGCCGAGTCCACGGCACGGCGCGCGAGGATCTCGGGCAACGTGGCCTGCATCAGCTTGGCGTTGATGCCGGGATAACTGCCGGCCTTGCCCCACTTACCGCTGACAACTACGTGCCAGGAGCCCTTGCTGCGATCGGCGGTCGAGTAGCGGAAGCGCAGCTGCGGATAGCGAGGATCGCGCAGCTGACGAACGCCGGTGGCTGCCTGCTTGCGGATTTCGGCGTCGGTGATGGCGACCTGAACGGTTTTGGCTGGCTTACTCATCGTCCGCGCCTCCTCGATGGTTGCGGCCGGTGAACTTCAGCACCCGGCCCATCTCCACCTCTTCATCACTCGGAGGCTTCCCACCGAACGGCACGAACCGCACGAACTGCCCCTGCGCCTGCACCAGACACGTTCCCGGCTTGCCGTGACGGCACTTGCCGACGATCAGCTCCGTGACGCCGTTTGCTCCCTCGTCGGTGTCCGTGTCGCGGTGGACGAGAATGACGACGTCGGCGTCTTGCTCAATCTGCCCGCTATCGCGGATATCGCTCGGGCGTGGGCGTTTGTCCGGGCGGTTGGTGGGGCCACGGTTCAACTGCGCCAGCACGATCACCGGCACCTTCAGCTCCTTGGCAAGGTTCTTCAGCGCGGTGGAGATCTTGCCGATCTCCAGCGTGCGGTTCTGCCCGCCTTCGCCCGCGATCAGGGTGATGTAGTCGACGACGATCACGTCCAGCCCTTCGTGGCGCTGGCACTGGCGCGCGATCGAGCGGATGCGCGCGACGGTCATACCGGCCTGATCGCAGACGTACAGCCGGGCCTTGTGCAGGACACTCACCGCGCTGGTGATGCGCGGCCAGTCTTCATCCTTCAGCGAATGCCCTTCGTCCAGCCGGGTCAGGTCAACCGCGCCCAGCGAGGCGATGTTGCGCGTTACCAGTTCTTCCTTGGTCATTTCCAGGCTGAACACCAGGCCGGACCCGCCGAGCTGAGTAGTCGCGTACTGGGCGATCTGAACGCCGAGGATCGTCTTGCCGGACGCGGGAAGGCCCGCCACGACGACCATGTTGCCGGGGCGCAGGCCACGAATCAGCTTGTCCAGATCGGGTATCCCGGTCGAGAGCCCCTTCGGCGCCGTGCCCGAGAACTTCGAATCGATGGTGTCGATCACTTTGGGCAGGATGTCGCCGACCTTGTGATAGTCCGGCTCGCCGTCGTCAAGGTCGCGCAGATCGGCCATGGCCTGCTGGCCGCGCGCGATGATCTCGGCTACGGGCAGGTCATCATTAGCTGATTGGCTGATCGTGTAAGCCGTCTCCACCACCTTGCGCAGCACAGCACGTTCACGAATCACCCGGGCGTAGGTTTTCCAGCTCGAGGTGCCCTGCGCGTTTGACTGGATGGTGGCGGCGTAGCCCAACATGCTGCTGCCGTCGGGCAGGAACTGGTGGTGCTCGCTCACCATGATCACGTCGACCGGGTCGCCTGCTTCGTGACAGTCCAAAATGGCCCGGTACAGCGCAGCGTTCTCGATCTCATGGAAGTCGGCGATCTCGACCTTTGAGCGGACCTCGTCAATCAGCGTGGGGTCAACGAATATCGCGCCAAGCAGCCCATGCTCGGCGTCTACGTTGAACAGTTCGCGACTCATGCGGCACCCCGCGCGGACGGCCAGCGGAACAGCACCACCAGCCCGCCTTTGTCACGGAGACGATCGACAGCGCGGTCGCCCAGGCAGTGGCGCAGGTCGGCCATGCCGAGATTGCTCACCACGATGGTCGGGCGCAGCTGCTCGTATCGGCCGTTGATGACCTCAAACAGCACGGTGCGCTCGAAATCGGTGCCGTGCTGCACGCCCACCTCATCGATGACCAGCAAGTGCGGCCGGACCAGATCGGCGTAGACCTGGGATTCCGTTTTGCTGGGCGAGCCGAAGGTGTCTTTGACGCTGCGGATGATGCCGCCAGCCGTGGCGTAGCGGCCGATAAGACCCTGCGAGCCGAAGTGGCGGATGACCTGCTGCAGGATGCCGGTCGCAAGATGCGTCTTCCCGGTACCGACCTGGCCGAGCAGCATCATCGAGCGACCGACAAGGAAGTTCTCGCTGAAGGCGTCGATGTAGCCGGTCGCCGTGCTACAGGCCTGAAGCTTGCCCTGATCTTGACCAGCAGCCCACGTATCCAGCGAAGAGCTCTGAAAGCGCAGCGGGATGCCGGCGTCCAGCAGACGTTCATTCATTAGGCGATCACGGTGCAGCGTCACGCCAGCGGTGCGGGTTTCGTATTCCTGCGCGTGGCGTTTGTCGAAATGGCAGCGTGGGCAGCCGTACCAAGCCGGCTCAGCGCCGAACTGCTCGACCAGCGAATCGGTGAACTGGCCGTGATCCGGGCAGTCCCGAGTCGCGGTTTCAAGCGTGTATTTGATCTTCATTGGCCGCTCCCCGCGATCCGAAAGTTGCCGTTCTCGTCGCGCTCCAGGCCTTCCTCGTAGTCGATCTGGTCGAATCCACTGTGACGGGAAGGCGCGGCGACGCCCGCCGGTTGCAGTTCGTCTTCCCAACGCTTGCCGTTCAGCCAGCTGGTCGGGTGTGGGATGAACTGTCCATTGCTCTTCAGCCAGTCGATGCTGGTCACTTGGCGCGCCAGCGCAGCGGTGATGACAGCGAACATTTCCGGCGTGACGGCCAGCTTCTCCCATGCGGCCTGTGCCTTGGCCTTTTGGACCTTGCGTGGATACAGCTTCCAGAACACTGCGAACCCTTCCATTGGATCGGTTTCGCACACAGATTTTGGTTCCTTGACTGGTTCAGAAGGGTGACTGGTTCTGGGGGCAGCTCCTGCCCCACCCCCTGGGTTATCTACTGCCCCAGGTGGGTTATCTCCTGCCCCACCCCCTAGGGCATTTGCTGCCCCACCATCAAGTGACAGGTGGAAGAGGTTGGACTGATTCAGCTCGCCCTTACGCCGGTATTCCCGGCGCAGATATCCGGCCTTCTCCAGCTCACGAATGTGCAGCTTCACCGTGGAGCGCCCGATCTCGCACTGATCAGCGATGTGCTGATACGACGGCCAGCACTCGCCCTGGTCGTTCGCGTTGTCGGCCAGTTTGATCAGCACCAATTTGCGCAAGGGGTTCCCCACCTTCGCCTTCATGGCCTTGACCATTGATTCCATGCTCATTGCAGGGTCTCCCCGTTCCGGCGGGCGGCATGTGCTGCAATCGCTTCGATGCCACCAGACATGCGGAGTACCAGTTGTCGCAGCGCGGTTGTGGCATTGATTGCTTCCACAGCCATAGTCGCCGCGATCTTGGCGTTGCCTGCAGCGAGCGTGGCATTCGTCCCCAGCCGAACCTGATCGCTATGGTTGAAGGCTGCACACGCAAGCGCGAGGTTGGTGTGCGCTTTGAAGTACTCGGGCGGCAGGGCACGCGTGATCGAGCCCTCAATCGGGATATTCATATCCGAAAGCGGCGCCCCCTCCAGCAGATGCCGCCCCATCGCTTCCCAGTGATCTTGGGCAACCTGTTTGGCGTCGTGGCCCGTCTTGCGTTTAAACAACACCTTGATAGCCCAGAACGCCTCGATCAGCGCCAGGTGGGTGTCGTCCTCCATCTCGATCGTGTATTCAGGCTCACAAATCACCTCAAGCGCGTCCTTGATTACTTCGAAACACTTGAGCAGGAGCGCGGCGTCGGCATACTTTTCGAAGTACGCCTCGTCGATAACCTCTGCCGCCTCTGATGATGGGAAATTGACTACGTTGTTCATCGAGGAACCTCCAGCAGATCTTGATCACGGCTCGCCCAAAGCGCCTGCAGCTTGGTGAAGCCCTTGCCCGTCACGCGGCAGGTGAATTTCGTTTTCCGCTCCCCCGTCTCCTTGTCTTTGTAGGAATGAGGCTCAGCGACGAGATATCCCGCCCGAATCTTGTCCTGGTACGGAGTGTTGAACCGATCTACCCAGCCTTTGAATCGCATGAACCGGAACAGGGTGTTCTGCCCGGTGCCGAGCGATTGCGCGACATCGCGCACATAGTGGACGTCGTGGGAAATGACGACGTGATCGTGAAACTCGACCTTGGAGGCGTCAGCGGCGACCTTCTGCTCGAGCGCCAGGTTCTCGGTGCTTAGTTCTTGATTGTCAGCAGTAAGCGCCAGCACCTTGCCGACGTTCTCCAGAAGGAGCTCTTTCAGTACAGCCGGGTCACTGAGTGCGGCCAAAACGCCGGCCTGAGGACTTTGGAGCTTCTGCTCCAGTTCGGTCATGTAGTCGAACACCGCAGCCTGGAGGTCGTAGCTATACGACATAGCCATCAAGCACGACTCGCGCTTCTGGAAGCGGTAGCCGGGAGATTTACGCGTAGCTCCATTGCCGACGGTTACATCGAACATGCAGGAAAAGTTTCCGGCATGTTCGCCAAGCACTTTTGGCACCTTCTTGAGGAAGTCGGCGTGCTCGACCTTTGCAAAACCTTCAGAAGGAAATACTTGACCAGCCATCTCAGCTTGGTCTTTGCGATGGTTGTTGATGAAGTCGGCCAGTTCGAGGCTGGTCATGGTGACGGCATCGCCGCCGTTGAATTTGGCGATGCTCATGCTGTTGCCCCTTCTTCAATCATCCAGCGCTCGGCGACGATCTGCTCTTTGAAGCCCAGGTCCACCACGTAGCGCTTGAGGCGCTCGATCTCCGCCAATGCGAATTCAGATGTGATAGCGCACCCTTCTGCCTCGATGCGCACTGCCGAAATGCACAGTTGCCAGCTTGGGTAAAAGCTCAGCCCGGTGAGCGCCATGATTTGGCGGTACAAGGTCAGAGAAATGTGCTCGAGGTCGATCTGCTGGGCACGATTGAGAGGATGGCGTCGCGTCCGGGGCCCGTCCTCGGGCGCATCAATCAGGTTATGGACTTGCCAGTAGGCGCGGACAAGCGACACAAGGTCTCCACCGGCCGCAGTCGGCTCAGCCACGCCAATATGCGCACGAAGAATGGCGGCCATCTGCTTTACCAGGCTGGAGACGGTTTGCGAGTTTTTAATCATTGGGATGCTCCGGCGGCGTGCGCGCCACGATTTGGCAGGTCAGCGTTTTGTGGCGCGGATTCACTTCGCGCGATGTTGCCGAACATTTCGATGGCAGATTCAGTGCCGGGACTGCCTGTGTCGCCTAAGTAGGTTGCAAGCTGCGCCAGCTCTGCTACGTCGCGCCCAGAGTTGTGCTCGACGTCCCGCGAAATAGCCCGGGCGAGAGCCGAAAACCAATCCAGTAGGTTCTTCGCGGCGAGCATCTGAAACTCGGCTTCTTCCGCAAGCTGTTTGAGGTTTGGAGTGGAAGTACTCATTGGCCCGCATCCTTTTTCACGCTGGCCATGGCCAGCTCTGCGGATCGAGTGAGAGCCAGAACAGCGTCGGTAATGAACGCGAGGGTCTTGAGTTCCGAACAGAACACCAGCTCGCCCGAGTTAGTCGATTCGTGCATGTGACGTAGCAGCCCGCGCATGCCGTCCGACAGGTCCGCCGCCATAGACACAGCCTCGCTTACCTTGCCCCCGGCCATTACGGCAATCAGTTGGTTGTCGCCAAGAGCCAGGCAATCACCAAACTGCATGTGATCTACAGTCAGAGGTTTTGCAGCAGTAAACCGGCTCATGCCGCACCGCCTGCGCGTTGCGCAGCCATCAATCCGCACACGGATGAATCAACAATCGCTTTTGCGCTGACCAGGACTTCCTGGATCAAATAGACACCGGCTGTTTTCAGTCCGCTGTCTTCGTCGTGGTATTGCTGGATGAAGAGGAGCACTTCGCTGAGTAGGCACGAGCTATTTTCAAGCGCATCAACAAGACAAATCCCAGGTGTCACTTGGAATATCTGGTCGCTCTCGGGATTAATAGCTTTGAATTGCATGAGTTGAGTCAATGGCACTTGCGCCTCTAAGGGCTTGGTGCTATTTTTTGGGTGCGACATATTTTCGTCCTCCTAAGACGATGCAGTACAAAGCGCTTGCTCTAACAAGCGCCAGATGAGAACCCGCCCCTACAGCGGGTTTTCTGCTTTCTGGGGTTCAGAAAGTAAGAATGATGCGGACGCCTTTATGGGGGCCCAGTGCTTCGAGGGTGATTGCATTGACCGTTATTCAAAGTTTTATCCTTCCACACACTGGCTGTTCAGCCAGTTGTTTCAACATAAGTCCAGTATTACAGCAAAGGCTAACCAGTTAGGGACGGTGCCGAGAAGTGCCCAAGTCCCACGTTGGGAGCTCGCAATTCAGGGGCCTCACTACTTCCCACCCGAGCCGCAGAAATGTTCTTGCCCTTGCTAAGTCCGGGAATCCATCAAGCGCACTCGGCACTGTATGGAATCACAGCGCCATCAGGGTCAGGTGCGTGTACCGGGTTTTCGGTGCATGATTTCTTCAAGGTTTGCAGAGCTGCGACCTCAGCAACCAGCGGACTCAAGTCACCGGCCAATACGGCGCCGCGAGTCTTGATCTGCGCCGCGAGGGATTTTTCTACGCTGATCTTTTGAGAGCCAGATAGCCAATACGAAACAGTGGCCTGGGACACCTCGAGCGCCTTCGCAGTCGCCGCTTGGCTACCGAAGTAAGAAATAAGGGCTTTGATAGAATCGCTCACAAAGTCAGCTCCTGATAAGTCTTTTTATAGACTGCACATAAGTAAACTTCTTTGCAAGCCCATAAGCGTTTTTATAGGATCGCGGGATGAAACTATCCGACAGAGTAAAAGCGGCCCGAAAGCAAGCTGGTCTAACCCAGAGCGGCCTGGCAGAGAAAGTTGGCATCGCTCAAACAGCGATCAGTCAGCTTGAGTCTGGAAAAACGCTTAGATCCACCTACCTATTTGATATCGCCCGGGCGTGTAGCGTGAGCAGCCAGTGGCTGGTGTCAGGCCTGGGGGGGATGAACATCACCCCAGGCCAGCCCCATGACCCAAGCGCGGAACGCGCTTTCGAAGAGGGGTACAACGATGCGCTTCTCGGACGGCTCCCGCCCGCGCAGCCTGATACGGCTGCAACTGCAGTTGAACCGATTATTGTCTGGGACGACAGCACGCCTCTCGCCGATGATGAGGTTGAAATACCTTTCTTGCGTGAGGTTGAATTGTCGGCAGGGAGTGGCCGCACAGTGATCGAGCAAAGCACTACCGCTAAACTGCGCTTCGGCAAGAAGTCTCTTAGAGCTCACAATATCCAGTTCGACGAAGCTGTTTGCGTGGTCGTAGCAGGGAATTCGATGGAGCCCGTACTGCCGGATGGGAGCACGGTGGGCATCAACACAGGCCAAACAACCGTGGTAGACGGTAAAATGTACGCCCTGAAACATGACGGGCAGTTGAGAGTTAAGGTGCTTTACCGTCTGCCAGGTGGTGGGATTAGAATGCGCAGCTTTAACCACGTAGAGCACCCAGACGAGAGCTATACGGGTGAGGAAATGGCCGAGAACTCCATAGAGATCATTGGCAGAGTTTTTTGGGGCGCATCGTTTTTTTAGAGCCAGAGCCAGAGCAAGCCCGCTTTCGTGCGGGTTTTTTTTTCGCAAAAATAAAGGGTTTGATAAAAAAGCAATTCGCTTCTTGACGGATCTTATCAATCTACTTATATTTCCTGCATCGGAAACGGATCTCAAGGAATCAGGAAATGAGCACACTTATCCACTTCGGCGTATTCCAAGGCACCACCGGGCTACTGGCGGAGCAAGAGCTGCGCGCGGCAATGGCGATAAGCGCGGGGCTCTCGGGCAAGGAAGTGGCGCGTGAGATCGGCTGTGCACCAAGCACGGTGAAGAAAACAGTCGAACGCATCTTCTTTAAATTAGGGGTATCTAACCGCGCCGCCTTGGTTGCCCAAGTCTTCAAACTCGGCCTGATTGCTTTCTCAACCGGCATGACGCCGTCGCCGCAGCAGCAGAACCATGAGGATGCTGCCCATGGTGTGTTCATCGCCTGACCAGCGGCGTACGCCTGCGCGCGGGCGTAGTCCGGTGATCAGCTAAACCTGAACCACTGCACCAACACCAGAATTTTGCGAAAGCCAAAAAACGCGGCCGGCACACGTTCGGCCAGGAGAAAGGGACAATGCTGATTCTTACCCGCCGCCCAGGCGAAGCCCTCCGCATCGATAGCGAGATCGCCGTCACCATTCTCGGCATTCAAGGCCAGCAGGCACGGATAGGTATCCAGGCGCCGGCCAGCGTCGACGTACACCGCGAGGAGGTTTACCAGCGCATTCAGCGTGAGCTCGGCGCGGCCGGTCCTGCGCATATCGATGAACGCATCAAGCGAGTGGCCGCTGAAGTTGATCCGCGTTCCCTCTTCGTTAAGGAGAACCCTGCAGGTTTTGCGCCGGAGGATCTGGAGCGAGAAGGCTCCGGCTTTGCGAACAAATACGCTCAGGACGCCTACGGGGTGTTCCTGTCCGGCTATCGATCGGCATTGGAGGCAGGTCAATGATCACGTCCCACGGCACCCAGCTTCACATGCGAACCGAGTTCGAAAGCCTGGGTGACCGGCTGATTCGCTTCGGCCAGGCTTTGAAAGAACCAGAAACAACGGTGGGCCAACTGACCAGCTTGGCCAACTCTTGCGGCATCGCACTGAAGCTTAGGGCCGTTGCTGAAAGCGGGGGTCGTGACGATGACGTATGACAACGAACTGAAGTTGCTGACCCTGGCGCTTGTCCGCCAGCGGTTTGAATCCATACACGACGCCGAACTGGCGCTCGAACGGTTCGAGCGCCTGACTACTCCGGCCGCGGTGCAAGAACTGATTGCGGAGAGTGAAACCCTGCGCGGCCTGTACCAGATGCATAAGGAGACCGAAACACGCGAGATGCGCGACCTCAAGGCTGAGAACGAACGCCTCAAGCGCTTCAAGACCGCCTACATGGAGTTCAGCGACAAGACGGACTGGGTTCGTCCAGATCCTGCAGGTCAAGAGGTCGGGATGCACGTCGCCGACGTGCTGCGCAAGCGCCACGACGATCTCACGTCCCACTGCCAGGCGCAGGCGCAGGAGATCAAGGCGTTGCGCAAGACCTTACCGGTGGACGTGCCGTGCAACCGTGACACGTCAGTTGCGCTGCACAAAGAAAACCTGACGAGTCAGGAGGAATAGCCATGGCCGCCGCTGAAGACTTGAGCGAGAAGTACGTCGCGGACAAAGTGCCTGAGGCAAAGATGGCAGAGCTCGTCGGCACAACGCGACGGGCGCTGCAGGGCAAGCGCGCCCGGGGGATCATCCCGAAAGGCGTCTGGAACGAGATTGATGGCCGCATTTATTACAGCATCAGGAGATATGAGGCATGGATCGAAAGCCAATGGGACTGCCCACCGGAGTTGAATTCGCGGGCAACTCCATTCGCATCCGGTTCACCTGGGCTGGTGAGAGACGCTGCGAAACCCTCCCCTATCCCCAAACGCCAAAAGGGATCAAGGCTGCCGCCGATCTACGTGCTCAAGTAATCAGCCTGGCCAAGCATGGCGTACTGGATGCGGACAGGTACGCCGACCTCTTCCCCAACTCGAAGCACTCACACCACGGCGCAAAAATGCTCTTCGGAGCGTATGCCCAGGCATGGCTGAACGGCCGCGAGGTCGTGAACGGCACCCGCAAAAACTATCGGATTTCCCTTAACAAGTACTGGATGCCGCACTTCGCAACGATGCCGATCGAATATGTGTCGTCTCTGGATCTGCGCCGAGTCGTGACCGAGACGAACTGGCTGAGCCAGGAAGTGAAGCGCGCGGCCATCCAGAGGCTGGGCACAATGTTCAGCTGCGCAGTCGTGGACGGCGTGATAGCGCGCAATCCCGTTGATGCGCTCGAACTGCCGGCGCGGCCGAAGAAAGCCCCCGATCCTTTCACCGTGGAGCAGGCCGACCAAATCATCGCGCGCCTGTACGAAACGCTTAAGCACTCCACTGCCATCTATGCGGCGTACTTCGAATTCGCCTTCTATACCGGCATGCGCCCAGGCGAGATCGCGGCCCTGCGCTGGGATGAGGTGGACAGAGAGCGCCGCTTGGCGCACGTCTGCCGGATCGTAGTGGACAAGGTGATCGAGGAGCGAACCAAGACAAAAGCAGCTCGCACGGTAATGCTCAACAGCAGGGCATTGAATGCGCTTCGCGTCGCCGAGGAAGTCGCAACGCTGCGCAGGTCCCAAAAAAAACGGATGCAGCGGGACTCGCCCTACGTATTCCCCCCGACCAGAATCAGTGAGTACCTGCAGCAGGCCAGCCTGACTGACAAATTCTTCAAGGTCGCCGTTGAAGACCTCGGCCTCCGGGTAAGACGGCAGTACAACTGCCGACACACCTACGCTACCATGTGCCTCATGGCGGGCATGAACCCCGCATTCATCGCCAATCAGCTGGGACACAGCGTCCAGATGCTGCTGTCGACGTACGCCAAGTGGATCAACTCAAGCACCGACTGGGGCGAGTTGGACAAACTGGAAACGAAGCTGATTGGTACAAATTTGGTACGGCCTGAACCGCCACCACTCTGA